TTTATCTTTGGAACGGATGAAGAAACCTTGTGGCGCTGTATGAATCGCTACAACCAAATCGAAGAGCAAGCAAAACAAATATCGAACCAAGAAGCAAGGATTAAAGCTTTAGAAAACAAAAAATAAAAAGGAGGTTAGAATGGTTAAATATGATGAAATTTCTGATAAATATGTCCCCTTGGCAAGTGAGAAAGCAAATGATGTTGAAATTGACACAGCCGACGATAAATATTTAACGGATTTTGAAGATTTCAACACAGACGAGCCTAGTTATATCGATGATGGTGCTAAAGATGGTTATATATTAGAACTTTCTGAAAATATATGGACTAAGGCAAGCTCTAAAGCAGTCAGAAAAATCATTTATTTATTTATGCGTTGGTGTGCTTATTGGGTACTTAAATTACAGGCATGGGTAGATAAAACGAATGGCCGGCAAGATGATGTCGAAAAGCGTCAAAATGGTTTAGAGAATCAATTTAAAGATGTTTTGGCAAATGCGACAACTGACAGCGAAGTGATTAACGCAAGAGATAGTCAAGCTTTTGGTAAATTCACGGTGTTAGATGACCGAATTGAAAATATCGAAAAACTATTGAGTGGTTTTGTTCCACAAGGGGTTGAAATTACAATTGAAAGGACAATGGACACTTTACCTAAAATCTACGTCGATACATGGGATTATGGTATTGCAATGGTCGGTCTCGGAGAAGAACCTACCGGATTGTTTGGTGGTACAACTCCTGAAATTATTCAAAGCCGCATTGTTTCGTGGACTAACAACAAATTAATAATTCAAATGCCACTTGATTACGAAAAATTTGCCTTCGATAATAGACCGTCTGATGATGAGTATCTTTTATTTAATGGCACTAAAAGTTTAATGGTTCATGTTGACGGAGGAAGCCCTATTGGAGAAGCAGATGACAAAACACAAGTTACAGTAACGAAAAACAATGCAACAGTACAACCAGATACATTGGCAGTACGAGTGCAACAATTAGAAACGCAAGTGGGAGATTTAAAAAATGGCTAAAAAAGTATTTAAAGTTGACGGGAATAAATTCACAGAATGGCAAGCACCAGATAATGAGCTTATCGTTAAACCATTCACGGAAGTTGCCCCACCAGATGCAACTGATAAAATGATTATCAGTTTTAATTGGATTACTAACCAATGGGAAACGGTCGATGTTGTTTCAAAAGAAGATTTTGACGCCACGAACGAAGCACTCGTTGAATTAGCTCAAAAAATAAGTGACCTTGAAAAGAAAGGGGAATGACATGGTTAAATTCTATGTAATGATGATTAAAAAAGGAAAAATCAAATTAGAAGATGTTCCAAGCCTATGGTATAACGAAGTTTTGGGAGCTTTAAAAACTGAAGGCTTTATCAAATAGAAAAAACAATAGTTAAAAATGAAAAGGAGAAGCGCAAATGGCTGAATTAAAGAAAATATATCAAGGAATGCCACTAGGAGCAAAAGCAATTGACGATAATTTCAATTCTATAAATGATGAAGTAGGAGCCGGAGTAAATTTTGTCCATAAAACAGGAGACGAAGAAATTGATGGTAAGAAAGTATTTAAAAAAACCATTAACCAACCTTATGTCTCGACTTCGTTTGCAATTGGCTATGGGCTTTCGGTTACTGCTAAGCGTGTCGGAAATCTTGTAACGATCACTTTTAAAGGTTCAAATACAACGACGCTTGGGAGTGGGGCAAAACCTAATGAAAAAATTCCGTCAGGCTACCGTCCTGCTGAAACAGAGTCTGTTGATTGCCTTGTCCAAGGCCGTAATTTAGATACTTACTATTACTTTAATCCAGATGGCTCAATCTCTTATATGGGTGATGGTGTTCCAGTCAATAGTTATTTCCGTGGGGTAAGAAGTTACTTTACTAATGATGACTGGCCAACAGCAGCTTAGGAAGTAGGGGCTATGGAGTTAGAAAAAATTGTTGAACAGCACGAAAGTCAGATTCAGCAACATAATAAGGAAATAAAGCAACATAGTAAAGAGCTTGCTCGTCTTAATGATATGTCGGTTGAAATGCAAAAGCAAATGAGTGAAGGACTTGCTCGTGTGGATGAATCAAATCGCTTTTTAAGAGAACAAAATACTCGTCAATCTGAACAAAATGCGCAAATACTACAAGCAGTTATCAAAGGTAATGAAAGCTCAGACGAACATCAGTTTCAGTTGAAAGTACTTGATAAAACAAACTTTTGGAAGTTGACGATTGGAATCGGCGGTTCTGCAGCAGCAATTTTTGCAGCATTAACTGAAATGATCAAAGTAATTTTTAAATAAAGGAGAAAGAACATGAAAACAATTGATAAAGGCACACTTACACGTACAATCTTACTTGTATTAGCGTTAGCTAACCAACTTTTAACAGCTTCAGGACACTCTGTAATTCCAATAGATGATGCCACAGTAACAAATATCATCTCAACTGGTTTCACCGTAGCAACTGCACTCGCTTCATGGTGGAAGAATAACGACTTCACTCATGCAGCCAAAAAAGGAACTGAACTTACAAAAAGTTTAAAAAATGGAGATAGTGTTCAAGTAGTTAAGGCATCTGATTCTGACCACGAATTCACAGAAGGAGGTGAATAATGCCAAGTATTGAAAATATGATTGCTTGGATGCAAGCTCGAAAAGGCAAAGTTACTTACTCAATGACTTCACGAATGGGGCCGAATAGTTACGATTGCAGCTCGTCAGTATTCTTTGCCATGATTGCTGGTGGCTTTTTGTCATCAGGCTCAATGGGTAATACTGAAACCTTATTTGGAATGTCAGGAACTAAACTCAAAGAAATCAGTCGAGGAGAAGTCCAGCGTGGCGATATTTTCATCTCAGGCACTCCAGGAGGTTCGGCTGGCTCTGACGGACACACCGGTATCTTCCTAAGCAATGGCTCATTCATTCACTGCTCTTATACTCACAATGGAATTGCGGTTGATACGAATGATGCATATATGAGCACTCGCTTACCACATCACTTTTATCGAATTGTCAATTCAGGTTCAGGGAATACTGACAACAAGCCACAAATGGTTAAATTAAATGTTGATGGTCAGTTTGGTAATGCGACTGCTAAACGATTACAAGAATACTTTGATACGGCTGGTAAAGACGGAGTAATCAGTCACCAGTACAAACAAACCTTTAATCAAAATATCTATGCTGCGCAGTTTGATTCGTCACTGACTGGTTCAAACGTGGTCAAAGCATTGCAAAAATTCCTAGGAATTGGCCAAGACGGATTATTTGGTCAAGGAACTATCAAAGCTTTACAGAAGCATCTTGGAACAACGCAAGACGGAACTATCAGCCCAGTTTCTGATTCTGTTAGAGAATTACAACGTCGATTAAATGCGAATAAACTATAAAATCATGCCTGGCTTCGGTCAGGCTTTTTTTATTTATTAAAAAAGTTGGTCAGAGCTAACGGCTCATAACCGTTCGGTCGCTGGTTCGAGTCCAGCAAGAACCATAAAAAATTAGGTAGCAAAAAAGTAGCAAAAATAAAAACCTGTTTTATAGCAGGTTCTTTTTTTATAGGGTCTGTTTTATTTTCTGAATCTCCTATCCCTAAAATATCAAGCGGGGAAATTCCAAGAGCTTTAGAAAGAGAAACAATCTTATCTCTACCCATATTTTCAATCATACCGTTCTCCCATTTTCTAACGGTTGATTTACCAACGCCCACAATTTCACCAACTTGTTCAAGAGTTAATTTCTTTTCTAGTCGTTTTTCTTTTAATATGTTTTCCATGGTTAAAAAATCTCCTTTTTTACATTATAACACTAAAGTGTCGTAAGGGACACAAAAAGAGAAAACAAAACATAAAAATATTTATTTTAATAAAAAAGTGTATTTTAGGACACAAAATACTTGACACGATATTTTTATAATGATATACTGAAAGTGTCTTAAGGGACACAAAGAAAAGAAAGGCGGTGAACAATGAAATCAAATCAATTTCTTGGACGTTTAAAATCAATGGGTAAAAATGTTGATTGGCTAGAAAGCCAAATGACTAAGAACGGAGAACAAGTTTCTCGTTCCGCGATTTATAAAAAGCTTCGAGGAGAGTCTGAGTTTACAGCTCAACAAATAAAAGTTATCAGCAAAGTAATGAATTTTACAAATGATGAAATGCTTGATATTTTTTTTGAAGAGTTAGTGTCTTAAAAGACACCAATAAAAGAAAGGGTTTAAAAATGAACGAATTACAAATTACAGAATTAAATGGTCAACGAGTTTTGACTACTCAACAAATTGCTGATGGCTATGGAGCTAAAACAAGAACTATTGTAGATAACTTTAATAATAATCGAAATAGATTTGAAGAAGGTAAACACTTCATTTTGCTAGAAGGAGAATATCTCAGGGTATTCAAACGCGAAAACGAAAATTTCGGTTTTGCCCAAAATATCAATAAACTTTACCTCTGGACAGAAAAAGGAGCATTGCTTCATGCAAAATCTTTAGGAACTGATGAAGCTTGGGATATGTATGATATTTTAGTCGATACTTATTTCAAAGTTCAAGAAGAAAAACAAGCTCCGCTCACATTAGACCAACAAATTGCAGCTATCGCAACAGGTTACGGAAGTGTGAAAGATGAGCTTGTAGAAGTCAAAGATAGAGTATCAGACCTTGAAGAAAATGCACCGCTTAGTGCTGGCGAGTATAACTATATTGGTAGTCGCATTAACCAACGTGTTGCGGAAGTAGCTAGAGGATATGGAAAAATCACTCGAGAACAGCGCGGCAAGTTGTTTAAAGATATCAATCAAGGAGTCAAGGTAGTTACAGGAGTATCTACACGAACTCAATTAAGAGCAAAGCGTTTTGATACAGTTGTTGATTTCACTAATAACTGGGAGCCTTCCACAGCTACGAAAATGCAACTCAGACAAATGAGTTTCGATTTTGAAGCTTAGAAAGGAAACAGAAATGACTACAATCGGTTCAAAGCTAGTTAGAAAGGATAAAACATGAACGAATTAATTAAAATTTCGTCAAATGAAAATGACGAACAGGTAGTAAGTGCAAGAGAATTGCATAAAGGTTTAGGTCTTAAGAAAAGATTTTCAATATGGTGGGAACAAAACTCAAAACTTCTTATTGAAAATGAAGATTTTACAAGTGTACTTTCAGGTACGGTTGTTAATAATGGCGCAAAAAGACAGCTTCAAGACTACGCCTTAACAATTGATACAGCAAAACATTTAGCAATGCAAAGCCAAACTGAAAAAGGTCGTGAGTACCGAACGTATTTCATCCAAGTTGAAAAAGCGTGGAATAGCCCAGACATGGTTATGAAGCGAGCCTTACAAATTGCTGACAAGCGAGTTATTGCGCTTCAAATTGAAAATAACAACCTTAACCTAGAGCTTGCTGAAGCAAATAAAAAATTGCCGTTTCTTGAATGGGCATTGCAAACAAAGGGGTTAGTAACTCCGACAATAATCGCTAAAAAGTATGGTAAAACAGCGATCTGGCTTAATAATTGGTTACATAAACAAGGAGTTCAGTTTAAACAAGGTAAATGTTGGGTACTATATAAAAAATATGATAACAAAGGGTACTCAGATACAATTTTCAGCCCAACTGACATAGACCATTTACATCCTAGTATGAAATGGACGGTTAAAGGAATGAAGTTTATTTATGAACTTCTGAAAGAAAATGGATATTTGCCTATTTCTGAGCAAGATGACTTAGCTAGCTAGAAAGGATTCA